CGGATTGTGTATTTACGTTGGTCCCGTTTCGAATAAAGGTCTGCAAATAGAAGTAGGCGAGACCGTCAAATATGTTGTCCGGGTCTCTGCCGGATGCGTCGGAGGGGGATGTCGAGCCGCCGGTTCTGCGATATTGAACGGAGTTCCCATCGCTTTGACATACAGCCCATTGCGCCGTGGTCTGATTACCGATCCCTAGGGCTGCGTTACCGCCGGTCTGGTAGACATACGCCTCTATCTCTATCCGGTCATAAGCTAAAGCCTCGAAACTTTCGTTCGCCTCGTAGATGGTAAATCCGTATTGTGTCTTTGAGCTGCCAAAGGTAAGCGGCAACCAACCATCAGGGTCAACTGGCGGAGATCCAGACGAGGACGGTGCCCCCCCTGCTATAATACCGAGTATCATGCAGCCACCGTTTGACCAAAGAGATCGAACTCATCTTCGGCCACTCGTTTCAGGGTTGCGGTGCCGCCAACAGGTATCACAAGCGTCCCGCCATTTGGCGGTGTTATCGTTACCCCTGAGCCTTCCACTATTGTCAAATCATTTGTGCCTACATTGCGAACGTGCCACTCACCATCTTCATCCAATGCTTCAGTTGCTTCAGGTCGAACTGTTAAAGTTTTTGCGGCGGTGTTTGTGAAGCGTAAGTATTTACTCTCGTCTGTGTTCAGCAAGTTCGTATTCGCCGCAGACACGGTTGCCACAGCGGAGGGCCCGCCCGATCCACCTGTGGCTAAGTCAGCAACTTCCTGAGCAGTGGCGCGGCGGCTGGTCCATTTTGCGATCGTGACCGATTCACCGGCTGCGTCATCTACTATAACGTCACCGTCCGCGCCAGCAACAGTAAGTTTTTCAGTCGTCACCGCAGTCACAGCGCCAACAAAAATGTTATTGGCAGTATCACCGGTAAAACCGGATACTTTAATCCTATCTCCTACTGCAAATCCCGCAGCGACAAAACCAGCGCCTGAATCGTTGTAACTATTGTCTGATGCAAGCGCGCTAATTGTGCTTGCTGTTATTGTGATAGTGCTTGATAATTGTGATACCTCAACTAGTTCGTTTCCACTAAGCGAACCTGATTGCGAAAGCTCGCTGATACGTTTAGTTGCCATTTAGTCCTCCGTTACCCTGAGCACACCTTCTTCAGTGCGACGTTCGCCGCCCTCTTCCGTTATTAAAACGTCCCCATTGCTGTAATAGAATTGGTGAAACGCACCTTGCCAAGAATATATATCGTCCCTTTTAGCATGGATTTCCACAATCACCAAGCCCTCATCGCTTGGCGTCCAATCGGTAGTTACACCAGAAATATCATCTTCAGTATGAACTAAAGCTTCATCGATGTAACCGCGGAGTCTATAAGTTGTGCCAGCTTCAGGACCAATCGACCCGCTAGTGTGGTCAATTAATACGCCACCTGTTTGTTGCAAACGGTCACGATGCGTCCAAGTTATTGTTAATTCATTTTCATAAGTAGTATCCACATAACTATCGCCATTAATACGCAAATCACCGGGCGCGTAAGGTCTATTGGCGCGTTGAGCAAGCGTCACTGTCATTGGCACTGCTTCAGCAAGTGGTAAAACGCCCAAGCCACTTACAGGAGTGGCTTTAATATCAATTTCTTCTCCTTCGGTGTATTCGGTTGGGTCTAACCCTGCATAAAAATCCCAGAAGATAACTATATCCCCGGATGAATGGGTTTGAGGAACTGTATCCAGCACACCTCGACCAACTGTCATTGCCCCAGTTACCGTATCCACACTATCAACGCGCATAAGTTCGTCACCGATTTGCACATGCGTGCCCAAAACAACTTCAGTAAGATCCTCCATGTTATCAACTGTGAACGCAGTTTGCGTTTTCGAAATATCTGAAGTAAGAGTGGCTGTGGGTGAAAAATCTAAATTGCCAACTTGTTCGTAACCTGACCCGTTATCTGACCACAACCGGGAATTAATTGCGGATGGGGCTCGTGATACCGCCGTAACAATAAAACCAATTTCAGGATGTGAAGAAAGTTTATTATCTATATCCGATTCACCTAAAGCTTGAACTAGTTCAAAGTAGGGTGCTTCTTGCGCAAGTTGGTATTCTGAAGCGTCGGGTAGTGAGCTTGGATCCTCCCATTGGTTATTAGGCACCGTAATGGCCACAGTGGTGTTCGTGTCGTAAGCGTCCTGCGTGCATTCAATCCGAATTTGGTTGTTAAGGCCGGTTCCGTAGGCAATGTTCGCTACCCGCATAACTTGTTGCTCAACGCCCCATTTGCTCCAGCTTAGCTTAAACACGTCGCCAATGTTCAAGTTTTTCGCTGTGGCATCAGCGTAAATTGTGCAAGTAAGTCCAGGAGTGGAAAGCGTTTTAAGATCTCTTTGGCCAGCGATAGTCGCATTGCGTGAATTTGTAAAACCTGGATATTGCAAGGTTGTATTGATTACAGCTCCTTGCGTCTGCACCATAGCAGTATCAGTGATCGTTAGCGAACCATCTTTCCCAGTTGACGCGTCCCAGTAATTAACCGTAACCGAGTTAATTAGTTCACCAATTGAAGAACGAGACGGGTCATCAATTCTTTCTATGTTGGATTCGTTTAGGAGAAGAAGGTCATCGGGATTGTAATCATTACGAATTAGTTTAATCACGAATTTCCCAGTTATTCGTGATACATATACCGCGGCATCAATGTGTTTTTTAACCTCATCTATAAATTCTTCAATCTTAATTTGTCGGTCCCAAAGGACTGAAACACCGAGGCCTTCGTTATAGATTTGGTCTGCTGCTGCTTCCCAAACGTCATCTTCAACATCGCCGTCCGTGTAACCCATGCCCCAATCAGGATCAGTTAAGCACTCACGAATAATATGAACAGCATTCATATCCAAAACAATATCAGTATTGATGACGCGCAACTGTCCTTGAATTGTGTCAAGTCCGAGGCCTGTAAACTCATTGTAAAGTTGGAGGACTACTGTGTCGCCCGCGTCCAAACTATAAAGCACTTCATCATAATCAATAAGATCATTTGCGCCATATTTACCGCCAGGATTATATCTAACGCCGTTCAAATAGAGCCAATCGTTTGGTCTTAATCTTTGTTGACCAAAAGTTGAACTTCCGTTAACCAAAGTTACGTTAAAATCGTAAGGCCCAATTGTGACACTTACAGGATGAAAACTGTTAGCAGGTAGCGCCGCCGCGTAAATGCTATCACTCGGAGTTAGTGTCTCAACAAGTCCTTGTCCTAAAGGCGCAATTTCCGCTTTTTCGTCATACCATTGTTCAACTCCGTTTTGGCGGACATGAATACGTTGACCTCTAAAACGCCAAGGCTTGAGGTAGGGATTGTTTCCGAGGTAGCATTGCCTGAAGACAGCGCCGACGACGCCGCGATAGGCAGGAATAAGACTTCCTAGTTTGCTGACAAGGTAACTATTTTGCGTCTGAGACGGGCTCCCCATTTCAATATCAATAAGCCCGGACACGCCACCTTCGCGGCTTTCGCCTCCAAAAATGTTAGGCGCGTCAATTTCAATTTGGCCACCTGTATTGTGGCCTCTCCACACTTCGCGATCGTCAACAGTGACACGAGTTATCGCGTCTATAGGCCCATGGCAAAGAGCATTGTGCATCCCAAGATAATACTTGTATCCGATAGTCTGCTTCTTGCTACCTTTACCCATGGCGGAGACGAGCCCTCTCTACAACCTGCATCGCCATAGCATCACCTGTGCCGATGAAATCTTCTTCGGGCAACCCCTCAGACAGAAACTTGTTCCAATCCAAACCATGCCGCTTAAAAAACCTTCTGGTCCCGCCCGAGCACATCTTAACTGAGCGAATATCTTTCATTATTACAATAACGCTCATTTTTTGCCTCCCTTTGACTTAATAGCGACGGTTTTAAGATCACCATACCATACCACATTCGGGCCATTAAAATCTCGCGTTCCAAACAGGACAGGGATTTCGATACCTTCCTCAGCGGTTGGCGCAGTTACATCACCAAGACCTGCTGGTTTTTGGCTTTGTGGTTTTGGCGCCAAAAGCAGGCCAACTCCAATAGCACCCACGAACAAGACAGCTAGAAACCACATTAGACAATAGAACTCCCGCCCATAGGATTCTTCTGCGGAATAAAATCGAATCCACCGTAGTTCAATAAGTTATCAAACTTTGAATTGCAAGTAACTCTATCTCTGGAACAACCCGGATAAAGATCTACATTGAATGGGAAACCTGAAGCAGCTTCATTTGAAAGAGAAAAGCTAGTGCGCTGAAGCGTAATAGCTGACCCTGTGTGGTCAATAATATAAGATAAAACTCCATCAGGTGAGCGCAGCATTCCGCCAGTATAATAACCGTCAGATTCCAAAGCGGCTTCGGTTACAGTGGCCACAGTGCCAGAAAGGGCAGTGCATTCGCCAACTGTAGCAAAATCTTCAGGGTCAAGAGTGCAACCACGGCTATAAAGAGGGTGCCTGCAACTTCTTTGATATCGCGATCTAAGGCCTGGCCTGCGAAGACTTGTAAAAATCGATTCAAACTTGAGCGAAAAGTTTTCCATTCCGGGAATGACAGCAGCTAAACGACCTTTCCAAGCCGTAATAAAAGTTTCAGAAACGTCGCGTTCGAATATGGTAAGCGTCACAATGTTTTCGCCATTATCGCTAAGCCAACGGATTGCGGCAGCATTAGTCAGTGAAACATTAACATCCAAATTAGCTCGTGCCAATTCGTTACGCGATTCGATTTGTGACCTTCCAATAGAGGTTGGCACATAGTCTTCGGCCATATACGTAACAAGCTCATCCCCACTAGTAAAAGTCCAGACTTCCGAGGATCCTTGTTCGCTAAAGCGATAAAGCTCAGTTTGAGTTACCATAACACACCTTAGCTAACTGTTCGTAACGACATTGATATATCAGTATGCAATCCGTAATGGTCACAAATTATTTTATCGTTTGCAATTCTGACTTTTAGTAGATGCTCAATTTTCTGATCAACATCCCATCCAGCTTCGGCGGGAAGAGCTGGCGTAAATGTAAGAACATCATTTCCTGCTACTTCAGTGACGTTAGTGATAACAGCATAATGCCGTCCAACGCTTGAGTCTATAACGATTCTTGCGAAAGTGTCAACCCCCCAATAGTGATCACTATATTCCGTTCCATTTACAGTTACAGTTGTTCCACTAGCACTAGCAGCAGACACAATTGTAAAATCTTCTCGATGCGTTGGAATTAAAAACGGTAAAAATGAGCCTTGAACATGGTCACCGAACGCATACCACCACAGCCAATCGTCAAGTTCGAACACTCTGTTTACTTGCCAAGTCCTTTGAAATGTAAATTGAGATTGCGTTAAAGGCGTAAACAAATCGGAAAGACCGATATACTCAGAAATAATAATACCTGTGTCAAGAGTTGAATCGAACTCTGTCCCAATAGCATTAAAATCAAGAACCGCGTAATCATCGAACATAACGAGTTCTGCGTCGTTGAGTGATGAAATAAAAGGGGTCCAAGGTTCCCGTTCAACATAACGATAACTTGCAGTTGCATTATTATTAGAATTTAATCTTGATAAACTTGATCCGGACGCAGTGTAACAAACAGTCAACGGACAAATAATCGCTCGTCTTGTGTAGCTATTAACTAAAGGCGTAGTAAAAGCAACCTCAGTAGAAGTTACTGTAGCAACAGTCAGTGTCTCAAATATACCGCCTTCACTGATAAAGGCGGTTTCACCAACTCGAAAATCACTTCTTTCCGCATTAACAGCCACTGAGGTATCAGTTGCTGCCGCAGCTGATTTTAGCTTTATTTGGTATTGATAAAGAGGAACTTGAAAAATAGTTCCAAAACGTGTGAAGGTAAAAGCGAGATGGCGGCGAACGCTTTCTACGGTGTCAAAACTATATTGGCCGCTAAATATCCTTTTCGGATATCGATTTAATGGAATTCGATATTCTTCACCGTCATAAGACGTCATAAGATCCGTTGTCCAAATCCATTCTTCGCGAATAGGGGATTCCGGAACCTGCAAAGCGATAGTGTAACTCATGGGGTTGGTGCCAATCCATTACGGCGAATGATATTCATAACCACACGCTCGCCCTCGTCGCTGCTCATCGCTTGAACAAAGCTAGCTTCATCGAAAAGATTAACTACCTTGGTTCGGGCGTCAACTACAGGTTGATCGCTTTTTGAATCGGTTGCGCGCTGTTGAGCAGGTGTTTCAACGGTTACCCTTTCGCCTCGAGTGACGTTCATGTTAATGTTGTTAGCATCAACGCCTGCTCTGCCTTGGACCATAAACTGACCGCCGTTTGCAAAAGATCCGGCGTTTGTGCTAATGATGCCTGCTACGTTAGCGCCGGTTCTTATTGCAACAGCCGCTGCCGCGACATAATTAAAAGGCGGGGGAGCGGATGCAAGCGCTTTTTGAACTGCAAGGTAGCCTTGAATTGTTGCGTCTGCGACTGCAGCGGCTTTGCTAATCGCGCCAACAACTCCGTGACCTTTTGAAGTGAGGTTAGCTAACGCGCCAAAGAAATCACTAGTCGCGTTTAGTTTATGCTCATTGTATTTGACCCAAAGAGCTGCTTTAGCTTGTTGATAGGATTGTTCTTTAATAAGGTCTTCTTGCCTTAAGCGATCAAGCTCCATATAAACAGCAGACTGCGCATCAAGTTCAAGCTGCTGATTAAGAATAGGATCAATGACACCGCTTAGCTGGGATTGAATAAACTGTTGTTGAAGCAATGCTTGGTTACGACGCATTAGTGATGCAACTTCAGCATCGATCGCAGCTGAGCTATTTTGGCCGAGGATGATTCCGCGAGCCAGCCAAGCTTGTCTAATCTCTTCGTAGTAAACCGCTTCTTGCGCAGCTTGGCCGTAAAGCTTTACCGTTGCTTCTGCTTGCGCCATTTGCTCTTGCATTTGCATCAGCGGGTTAATTGCTTGCTCATAAGCCCGGTTGGCTGCGACTTGTTGCTCGCTAGCTTGCTGAGCAGTAATTGCACCTCGCTCTTGAAGTAAAACGATCGCTTGAAGTGCAGCTTCGTGGGTTCGCATGGGACCAATACTATCTTCGTAAATTCGATCCATTTCGCTTTGGATGTAACCGAAATCTTGAATAAGCTGAATCTTTTCGCGGAAGGCAGCAAGCTGAGCTTCATCCAAAGGCATTCGCCTTCTGATAAACTCTTGTTCAATTTGATCCAACCGTTGCTGCACTTCGCGCGCATCTTTGAGCATAGTCATGCGCGAAAGTTGGTTGTCGAGTGCAATGTTAGTATCATTGATATAATCGAGCTGCGTTTTACTATCCGCTCCTTGGCCAGCGCCAGATGAGGGTGCTGCACGGTTATCTATAATAGCTTTCGCTGCGTTTTGAATGCGTTGGCGCGCCGCTTCCGCAGCGTTCGCTTCCCATCGCTGTGCGAATCCGCGCAAAGTTGCATCTACTTCGCGCACGTTTGCATTAAAACTTTCTGCGATGTTAATCGATTCGAGCTCATACATATTATCAGTTAAAGATTTAACACGACCTTCAAAACGTTCTATTGAAGGAATAAATCCGTCAAACCCAAAGAATTCAAGCACAGCGTTCGCTCCGCTAGCAATATCATTCAAAAAGTCGATGGCCGTGTTGGCTACCCCTCGAAGGGCTAGAACGGTTCCGTTGAACACCCCGATAACTACATTGGCCGCAATCTTAAACACGTTAATGAACGTCTTACCCAGCAACTCAAGCAGCGTATGAACCGAAGCGTAAAATCCAAGAAATGACACCCGCAAGAAATTCATTGTGGAATCCCAAACGCTCGAGAAGTATTCATTGAGTGGGCCCCAACCCGCGACCATCCCAGTAAGACCCTCTTTTACTGTGGCCACAAAACCATTCCAACTGTCAGCGCTCGTGATAGTTAACTGATTGAACTCTTTAAGCTTGCCACTAGCGTCGACTGTGGTGTTGGATAACTTTTTCATTTCTTTATCGCTTAAACCAAGCGATTGAGCATAGCGCTCCATTGCGGGTTCGTGTTTTGATGCAATATCGTTTGAAAAACTACGGAAGCTAATAAACAAGGCGCCAGCCGCCGCCGCAAGAAGCGCAAAAGGAGCGAGCATCCGAAGAATAGTTGCGAGCAGTGCTCGCATTCCCCCGTCAAGCGTGCTGGCAATATAACTCAATTGAGAACCTTGCTGGATGGCCACAAGCAGTGGGTTCTGCCCGCCAGCAAGGGATACACCTATATCCTGTAGCTGCGCAATGATGTTTGCATTCGCGTGAGTTGTCGTTCTTTGGGCGCGAGCATACTGGTGAGCAGCCAGTGTAGCGTTATTTAATCCGCCCGCCATGCTCGTGCTAGCAGTGCCAGCAGCAAGTGCCGCGGTGTTCGATGCTTGAATACTGGAAACATAATTCCGAAAACTATGCCCAGATGCTGTTGCAGCGGTTCCGGCCTGTGCAGTGGCGCTCGCTAGCTGCTGTTGCGCGTTGGCCGCTTGCGAAGATGCACCGCTAGCCCGCTGCTGGGCCGCTGTAAGCGCGAGAGCCGCACGCTCGCTGGCTATGGTAGCGGCAGCGGCGCGCTGTTGCGCAGCCTCGGTGCGCGCGGCCTCTGTAGCTAGCTTCTGAGTCTGCACCGCTACCTTACCCGCGGCGAGAGCACCAGCATTCTGAGCGTTCGTCAACCGTGCCTGAGCACTGATCAAACGAGCCTGTGCGGTATCCGCCTTGGCCATCGCCGCAGCGAGACGGTCAACGGCAGTTGCGTTCACGTTGGAGAGAGCAGCTTTGAGCCGATTCAAATAAGTTTCACCGCGATCCGCAGCGTCCGCAATTCCCCGAAGCTTCTTTTCGACGTTGGCGTCAACCTTGTCGGCGACTACTACGTCAATCCGTTCGTCAGCCATTAGCCCCTCACTTCAACAAACGCTTAGCAGCCCGCTGAGCTGCGACACGAAACATGATTAACGCGCGCGGAATAAATCCACCAGCGAACTGCGTGCTTCCACCTCGATCCAAATCGCCAATGTGCTTGGCAGTGTTCGAAATGTAAATAATCTGACCGGGCTGTTTCGCGGTCAGCTTGGCCATACCTTCGGACAAAGACTTATCGCGACTAGCAGCCGCGGTCGAGCCCTTGCTCCCGCGAAAGTGCGGAGACACTGGGCCCGACGGCGCGCGACCAATACCGATCTGAGTGTTAGAGATAGCTTCCGACGTGTCGACAGGCATAACTTCAAGCCACTCACGCAACACAGCCCCAGAGCCTTCGCGCGCGATGTCGCTGGCGAGCGTCGGAAGACGGTCCGCCCTGGCGCGCATCGATGTTGCTAAGCTGCTAAGACTTTTTGCCACGTGGAACTTTCGGGGTTCGAGGTTTCGGTTGCTTCTTTTTCCACCACTCGAGAAACTCGATATCCATCTTTTGAATATGATACCAAAGGTCCTCTTGTTGTTCTGAATCGAGTTCATAATCTAGTGCATACTGAAAGCACATAGACCTTGCAATTCGATTTGGTCTTTCCCGTTCTTGATCTAAATCAAACCATGCGTTGAAGAATAGAGCATTCCCAAAGAACAGTTCCGGCTTCTCTAATATCCGCTTAGGTAGCGGCTCTTTGAAGCGGCGAGCCTCCGCCCGAATTCTTTTTTCGACCTCGGGCGGAAACTCGTGCATATAAATCAGAACGGCTGCTAGTTTTTTGAGGCGCCCTCCCGCTCCTGTTCGCGGAACGCAGCCGACTTCTGCGCACGCGATTCCCAGTCGTCATAAAGGTCGGGCAGCTCTTTGAACAAGGCGAGAGCGTTCTCGCGGTTAAATTCAAGAAGCTCTGTGTCTTCGTCGTTTCCGTTCAGCTCCGACTTGGGGAGGTTCTCCCAATCAAGCAGCACCGTATCAGCGAACACTTCCTGAAGCATCTTGCGCGCCAGGTCATTGTCAAGCGCATCGTTTTGGATGGCTGACTGGTGGGGCTTCGTTACCTTGTTGAGTTCCTTCGTATAACGCTTGTTCGAGCTGCTCATACGGGAAATCTTGATGCGGATGGGCTTGCTGTTGTGGTCATTGACGGCGACTTCGAGCCACACGCCCTCGATCTCAGCAGTGCGATCGGTCTTGAAAGTCTTACGCAGGGACATTGTTCATCTCCTATTTATGATAACGGGGCAGAAACCGGATTGGCCCCCGCCCCGCGAGCATAGCCGAGCCGGGGCGGCTTAGCAATCCTGATCTGGCATCGCCGAATCAGGCAGATAATCAAACCATCCTACAAGTGCAGTATGGCCAAACGGAGATTCAGCTGCCATCGCTGTGAGCGGCACCATAATGGCAGCATCCTGTTCAATGTTCAAACGCCCTCCGCCCAATGCCACCAACGGAAGATCGATATAAACACCCGCATTGTTTTTGGCGTAAATCGCATCAAACGTGACATCCCAATTGCACTTAACTGCATGGACCACATCGATAGTGCTAAAGTAAGCAGTGACTTCAGCTTCTACGTCAAAGTTACCAACTGTTGCATCAAAACCGCCCAAAACCCCTTGCGCCTTTGAACTAGTCACATTGTTATTGATAGTGCCAGTCCACTCGGTAACACGAGCAAAGAAGGGCGACGGGTTAAGGGTTGTGGGATCAACCATTGCCATCCTAAGACGATACACATTTGAAGAAGTATTGAAAGCATCTTCCCCCAATGCAGCGATACGAGTATTGCTTAATCTTGCAGACAAAGGACCGTCTGATCCATTGCGCAATCCTGTCCTTTGCGCAATGTAAGACATATCTATATTAACAAGATTTGCCAAAGGGGAATTCCACGTCATTTCGGAAGCGATTGAACCTGTAAGGTATTCAGATTGAACACCATCGTCATCACGACCGAGAGTGCGTTCCATAACCGAACTATAACGCACAATTAAATCAGGGTCTTCTTCGTTTTTGAGAACATCGCTAAAATAGATAATTGAATCCATTCCAGTGCCGTCGTCCGCCACGGGCGTCCACGTAGTCTTATCAAAAAGCAAAGTAGTTGTCCCAATACCATCTTTTGCAATTCGAGCATACCCGACGTTGGTGTCATCACCGTGATCGTAAAAGACCCAAGACCCTTCAACAAGATTTGTAAAATCGGTGAACTCGGCGGCAGTAGCTGTCAAAAGACATCCACCGGCAGGAACCGACAAATCAATATCAGCAGTTGCAAACTCAAACCCCACTACTTTGAGCTTTTTGCTAGCTGAACCAGACTCATCCAGCAGCGAGCTAGTAGTTGAAATATGAGTCGCGTCAGTTAGACCGTCAACCGTATGAATTCCGTTGTTAGCCACATTTGTATAACCTGAAGCCAAGACGATATGGCCAACAAGATAATCAGTGGAATCAGCAACTGTGAAATCATCTGTTGCTGCCACAGCAGCGGCACCGCTTTCTTCATGCGTCTTACGCAGTGCGGCAAAAAAGAATTCTTCGAACTCACTTTGCATATTGTTCTGCGTCAGATCCTCATTGTAACCGCCATCGGCGTCCAAATCAGTTGTTGAGCCTTTCTTCCTTTGGCGAGAAGGACTAAAAGGCCTTCTCGTGACCTTGGTATATTCCGCCCCAAGATCATCAAAAGAATTAGGTTCGCGGGTCTGCCAAGCTCCCGTCGCCGGAACGACGCCAAGCTGTGCTTCCCTGATCTTGTAAAAGCCAACAAGGTTGGCATCTTGCTTTTCGGCAACCATGAACTAGATTCCTTTCACCTGACTAAATTGGTAGTCCGCAATCACGTTCCACCGATACCATGTCCCATCATTATCAAGTTCTCGAATGCGAGGATTACGGAACCAAATCGACCCACTCGTTTCTGAGGCCATAAACATACACTGACCAAGCTCAGCTAACAACTCCCCTTTAGCATACGAATCTGTTGACTTCATCGGTGCAAAAACTTGGAGAGTAATAAATCCAAAATTGTCATAAACAGCTTTGGAAATGCCTTCTTGCGGAACTGTATGGCCCCGCTGTTGCGTGGCCACCGTGTTAGTGCTTGCTCGCATCCAATACTTATCAGCGCCCGGCAAACCTGCTTTTTCAAGACCCTGATATCGGATCTCGGGAATGTAACCAATGATTGCAGCGGATTTATTAATCCATACACCATACACAAGTTGAAAAAGCTCTTTGCGAGCATTCTGTGGCGTTAACGTCATGCCGCCACCGTAATAAAATAAAGAACAGGGGTGCCGTTCGGTTCCAAAATATCCATCTTCAGAATACTAATTTCGGCAGCAGTAGCCGAACCCCGACGAATAGTATCTGTAAGCTGAGGTGTGAAATCAACTCCGCCTGCCATTAAACCGATTTGGGCGCTGTCTTGAACTTCTGTTCCTGGCATAACATCAACCAGTTGCATAACACCTCTATCAAGATCCTTCAACGAAAAGAAAGCGATTGTGCAAGGCGAAGGCTGAGGCAGTTCACCGGCAGTTGCATAACCGGGCGAACTAGTAACCGTCACCCCCGGTTTCTGCCACCAACAATCCTGCCCAAACTCGTAAATAAGTTCTTTGGCGTTCTGAATAAAATCAGAGTAGTCTTCCCTCACCGGATCACCCTCGTTCCGCCGGTGCCGGGCGCAAGTAGCGAAACCATATAAGCATCCGCTACAGGGTATGAGCGAAACGAGTTAATTCGTCCGCTGCCCATGACCTTGAATTCTTTCTCGATCGGGCCGATAACCTTCTTGGTGACCACAGTAGCGACGCCGTTAGCGTCCACCGTCGGGTCGGGCAGTAGCGGTCCGTCATTAGCGCGCAGCGCATATTCGGCGGTCGCTTTCTGCAACGCAAGAGGGACGACCGTATGGAGATGCGGGTCCGCATAGTAGCGGGGCCAGGAAAGCGCCTGGCTGATCAGAACCATGTCGCCCATGAACCGACGGGCATACACAAGTTCGATATAATCGGTAGCGCGGATCAGGAGTTTCTCCTTGTCCGCAGGGCCAGCGATCGCAGCCCAAACCTCGTTGCCGCGTTCCTCGAAATAAGCATCTGCAAATTCGACGGAAGCGTAGCTGTTGGCGCCTGCGACCCCTGTCCCGTCTTCAACTACGAAAGCCATGCCCTATACCTCGGGTTCGGGCTCTGACTCTTCTTGCTGCTGGGCAGCTTGACGAGCTCGGCGCCGCTTCCTCGCATAGTAGAGAGCGGTCTGCATCCCTTGAGTGAATGCTTTCGGGCGTGCAGACCGCTCTGCCACTGTTTAGACTCGCGACGGACGCTGACCGCCCCGACCAGTCTTGCGAGACATGGCCTGGTCGATCGGCGACTTCTGCACGCCCTTGAGAACGTCGGCGAGGTTGACACCAGCATCCTTGAGAGCCTGCTGGCGCTGACCGCGTTCGTCGAGCTGCTTCTTGCGCGACTCGAGGTAGTTCTTCACCGTTCGAGTGCTGCCGTCCGTGGGCCGCAGCTGAGCGATCTTGGTGCGGATAACATCCGCATCCTGCTCAGCCTCGCGCCACTCCTTGTTGGCCTCGTCGGCCTTCATGCGGAGCTGTGCGATGTTCTTTTCCCGCGAACGAAGTTCCTCTTCCAGCGACGCGACCTCATCGGCACGATCGTTGGCGCTTGCCACTTCGGACTGTTCGGCTTCGCCATTTCCGGCAGGGCCACCCGCTCCGCTCTCGGAAGTGTCATCGTCTTCCGTGGCCCCCGCTTCGCGAGAGGAAGCGATCTCCGAACCGGACTGCGACCGCGGAGCGTGCGCAGGGTTGAAGGGGGCAGCGTGGAGGTTGAAGTCGCCCTCCGACACGGTCGTCGGAATGCCCGACGGCTTGTCGTTGACGTCGACGTTGTCCCCATCGTTGCCGGGCGTAACCACCTCGGCACGGTCGATCGGATCGTAGGTAACAGGCGGGATGCGAACACCCGACACGTCACCTTCCGCATTCAGACCCGGCAGGTCGTCAGTGACGGAGGGATCGATCTTCTGCGCACGGCCGTTGGCATCAGCACGCGGATCGTTGACAGTCTTCTGGCCCTCGGGGCTATCGACCGGAACAGGACGGTCGGTCCCGCTCTTGACGACATTCTCCCAAGGCTTTGAAGCCTGTTCGACCGCCGCAACGTCCTCGCCCTGCGTTGCATCCACAGCACGCGGGTTCTCCGCGGTGGACGCAGCCTGGCGCCCGTCATCGATGCGCTCGCTACCCTGCGAGATATCGGTGTCGGGGAGACGGGCGTCCTGATTGACAGTGCGTCCATCTTCGTCGGTCGTGGTGCCGGTTGGCGCGTCGGCGCTGGGCTCTTCCGAGCCGTCCGCCTTCGTGCTTGTGCCGGGAACGTCCAGCTTGCCTTCCGCATCGGTGCCGGCCTTGACGTCCTTCTTGGACCCGTCGGCCTGCTTGCTACCAGTGGTCATAAAGAACCCCGGCGCGGTATCGCGGGTGAAGCCTTCGGCAGCACCATCGATATCGTCACGCGATACGGATTCACCGTGTAGTTCGGAAACCGCAGCGACCGCAGGCTTCTTGTCGGAAGTCCAGTGGTCGTCGTTCTTCGGATCGAGCTTCTTGAGCGCGTCCGTGATATTCTTCTCAGCCATCGAATTCTACTCCTGTTGGCGATCAAGCGGTTGAGGGACGCCCGAAAGCGCCCCTCTCCCTGCTTAGAACTCGCGGGTGACCAGGCGGGCGATCCGGATGGCCTTGCGATCGGTCCAGACGCGCGACCAGGAGTCGGCGTGGGCCAGGTTGTTCGCCGTGGTGGCGTTGCTCGGACCACCCTTCGGGGGCGTTCCAGCGTAGGCGTAGCCGGCGGGGGCAATGACCCATTCGACGCGGTTGTGCAGCACGTCCTGGCCGCCACCGTTACCAGCCGCAGGCTTGCGATCGGTTTCGGTCGGGACCTTGGGCGAACCAGCACCCCACCGAACGGCGCCACGACCGAACAGCCAAGTGTCGAACACGCCTCCGGTATGCGGAAGACCGTCGTCCACGACCACGGTGCGGCCGAGGAAGGTCGGAATGCCGGCAGCGGCCGGGTTGATCGCATCCGGAATGAAGTCGATCAGGTTGTTCTTCAGCGCGCGGCTGTAGACGACCGAGTGCATCAGAACGAGCGTGAGCTCTTCCATGCTGTCGCCCATGGTCGTGGTCGCGTCGATAAACGCTTCCGCGCTGAAGTTGGTCGTGCCGTCCGCGAACACGCCGCCGTTGAGAACCGACAGATCGTGCGTCATGTCGTCTTCGACGTGCGTATCGTTACCCGCCGGAGCCGCAGCGTTGTCAGCGAAGACGCCGTTCATCGTGGCGACGAACGCAGCCTGCTGGCGACGGACCCAATAGTCGGAAACGCGATTGGCGATTGCATCCATGGGATCGACGCCGATCAGGTCGGCGGTGAGGTCCATGGAGCTCCAGGAGTTGTTGCGCGACAGGCGAACCTGGATTTCGGTCGCTGCACCGATCTTGTTCGGAGTCGAGCTGACGTCGGGATCGTCCGTGGAGACGTTCTCGGCATCGTCATCGAGATCCTTGAAGGACGGTTCGTTGAAGGTAAGGCCGCCGCCGTCGAGGTTGTTCGACAGCGTTTCATCGGCGACCATTGCACCCGAACGGAGCAAACGCGACTTGGTCTGCGTCAGCTGCTGAGTGTAAGGCGAAAAGACCGACGGTTCGATGACGTCGGAAAGACGAGTAACTCCGGAAGCCATGGGGTAGGTCCCCTCCTGCTAAGTTGGTGGAAAGCGACCCCGTCCCATGGACCCGAGTCTGAAAGCTGGCCCATGGCCCCGCTCGGGTAGGAGCGTTACCATGAGGCCAGCAACAGTGTCAACGATTATTTTTTCGGCTGAGGCTTTTGACCGCCAACGGTCGTTCCGGCCGCTTTTGCGAGGGTTTCTGCCCGCTGAGGATTCTCGCGGTTGATCTTGCCCTGTTCGGTGAGGTTCCAGTTTTCTGCCGTCCACGGATTCTTGCCCGAACCGCCAGCGCCGCGCTGTCCACCAGCACCGCCGCCGCTTGATTCACCCCACCAGTGAGGCCGCTTCGTCTGGAGGTCTGCCAACCAGTCCTTCGGCTGCAAGCCTTCGCTGAACGACGTTCCCTGCTTGACCACAGCAACGCCGTCCTCGGTGAGTTCGAAAGTGCGGTCCGCAAGGAGCAGCGCGTCTTCGACCGCTTCATCGAGCAAGCCAGCGCTCTTGGCAGCTTCGCGGACCTGCCGGTGGATTTTGCGGACGTTCTCTTTCGTCTCAAATTCCTGGATCCTCTGTTCCGCTTGGCCGACCTGTTGCTTGAGCGTATCGCGTTCGCGTTCGACTGGCGCCACGAGTTGCTTGGCCCGTGCTTCCGCAAGCTGCTTGATCTTGTCCTCGTCAAGCTTGCCTTCCGCGGCAGCTTCGAGCTCGGGGATGCGGTCGAGCAGGGTGACAACGTCCTCAACCTTGCGGTCGCCGAGCATCGCCAGCTTGGCTTTGAAGCCTTGGGCCTCTTGCCGTGCAGCGTTCAGCGACTGCTGAACCTTGGCGACGTCATCCGCCGTCTTCATGCCCTCGACCTGGATGTGGAACTTCCCATCCTTTTCGACGTATTCCTTCGCTACGTCATCCGGCAGCCCCTCCAGGCTGTCGAGCACCATCTTGAACGCCATTGTTACTTCTCCTATGGTATGCCCCCTCGGGCGTTGGTGAACTTATTCGGTGTCAGCAGGGTTGCTAGGGTCTTTCGGAGCAGGGCCGGGGTTAAGCGGTCCTGGCTGCTTAGCACGCTTCTCTGCCAGCTCCCTCGCAAGTGCGGCCTCAGGACTTTCGAACGGATCTTCGCCCTTGACCTTTTCCTGCTCTGTCATGAAGTCGAACTGTGTGAGGTTGCCCTGCACCATCAAGCGGTGGATGCTCTCAAGCGACAGCGGGGCGCCTTGCGTCCGCTTGGCGGTCATAAGGTTGACCAAATCCTGCCCGCTCATCTGGTAGTCAGCAAACTCGAGGTTCGGCGTGACCTTTACCTTGCTCTCGTCTGCGCCCATCCAGCGAGCAGCCGTTTTCAACTGCATCTCAAGCGCCAGCGCACCTGTCTTCGCAATCTGGTTCAGGGTCGCCGTCTGCGCGCCAACGCGCGTCTTGAGTGCGGTGCCACTCTCTTTGTCGCCCTTGGCAGCATCGATAAGTTGGCCTGACCGAGACTCTGCTCTCTTTCGATCATTCTCTAGGGCGTAGCGCTGCTCGGTCAGGCCTTGGCTTTGGACACCGACGTATTTCGCGTCGCCGCCGGTCTCAAGTTCGATACGACTACCGGCGCCAGTGCGCAGTGGCTCTTCGGCAGTCGGTTGCGTCGGATCCTGGATCGGCTTTGCCCGTTCGCCGATAACGACCAGCGTGTCCTGGCCCTGCATGAACAGGTTCTGACGGTAGTCGGCTTCGCCACGATATATGGCAGCGCACAAGCGCGCAAGGCCAATCAACGGCGGTTCATCGCAGTCAGGGGTGATATCCCGCGAGTTGACAAACAAGAACGGAATGCTCTCCAACGTCTTACCGCGGAGCGTAGGCGTGCGCAACTGAGTAGGATCGTAGTTCGGAGTCCCGCCTTGGTCTTCATACACGCCACAGCGATAAACGCGCCCGTTCTCGGTGTCAAGGATAAGCACACGATACTTCGAAACAGTCACCCATTCGAATTCTTCGTTACGCTTCGCTCCCGACTCGTCGAGGACCACAAGGTTGAGCTCGGCACGCTCATCGCCGATCGTATCGTTGTCCCAGTTGCGCCCAGCTTCGGCAATATAGACTGCAATGAACGGAAGCGGGTTACGGGGATCGGGTTTGACCGGCAGATCGACTAGCAGCCCGAGCCTACCTGTGGTCAGCTGCTCCAAGTTGATTCGCTGAAGAAGTAGTTCGAGCGGCTCACCGAGTTCGGTTGCCTTCTCGCGCAACGGTTCCAGCTCCGGCGGCAGTTCGATCACTGCCGATTTGTTGTGCAGCATCCCCATGAAGATTTCAAGGGCATCGCTGATGTATTCAGGGAACACGGCTCGCAGCAGATAAGCCTGATATGCAGCCTCGCCGAGATTGGTTCGGTTCGAAGTCCCCGCGCCGTTACCAGCCGCCGGGTCGTAACTGCGCCCGCCAAACCCATCAAGGATCATCCCCTGCGTGGCAGGAAGATAGTCAGTTCGCTTGGCCTTGACTGCACGCTCGCCCTTCGCGAAATCGCGCAGCATAGCCCAATCAAGGGAATGAACAGCGTATTGCGGATGAACGGAGTCTAACGCCATGAACTTATCCTTGACTAGAAGTTGCCAGTGACCTTACCACTCTTTATAGCGGCTCGTCCAGCGGGCCAATGCACATCGACAAAATAACCTATCGCAGTCGTAATATGCTGATATTGATTCCGCTGGTCTTCTTGGAAGGTTGACCCCTCCTGCAATTGAACTGTCGCCAGACCCTTGTGGCTCCAAGGCGCTGTGATAGGGTTGACGAATAGTGAAGTCTCGCCCGCAGCATTGAGGATCTTGGCACGGACCGCATTCTGCCTATCCTTAATCGAAGGGTGCTGCGGACGCACACGCCTTTCGAACTTCCAGTTATGCTGCCGAAGCACATCTTCGATTTCATTGTAATCGGACTTATGACCGTGCTTCTCACCCGCACGACCGGCAGGGTCACCGTAGATATAGACGAGCTTGTTTTTGTGCTCCTTATACTTCTCCACGAATTCTTCAGCGGACTCGCGGCTGACAGCGCTCGTGAGCACAATCTCGTCAACGATATAAGGCTTGCCGTCCCTGACCACAGCAATGGCACTGCTCAACGGAGTGTAGTTCTGATCGTGCATCCAGAACAGAGCTTCGTGAGGCTTGACAACAGCATCAGTCCAGTTGCGGCCACCTACCTTTCCGTCGTAGTCTTCATAGATGCGACCAGTAGCGGTTTCGAAGCTCGCACGGTATTCTTGGTCGTATTGCTTTCTGGACATAGTCCTTTTCGCGGACGCAATAACGTCCTCGGGCAGGATTTCTTCTGAGGTCCAGTGGAAGTAGGCATAGTCGGGGTCTCCGCTAGTGCGAGCATACTCAGCCATGTCGTAATAGTGATTTAGACCATCGGGCACGCCAATGAACCAGCACCAGGCGCGATAATCGGGTCGCGTTGGATTGACTGTATTAAGCGCGGGCATGATATTTGCCTCTAGCGCTTCGGCCTTGATATCTGCAATTTCGTCAATGCCCCCGCCGGTCCATTCGATACCCTCAATCCGCTGAGGTTGGTCCAGCCCAAGGATATGGATCTCGGTGCCGTTGGGCATAAAGATCTTCAAGTCCGATTCGCTAGGCTTGCGCGAGTGCAGCACGCTCAGGGTCAACATCTTCATGTCGTCCCAAAAGATCTTCTTCGCTTGATTGTAGGTCGGTGCGCCTAGGAAGTAACGCTCGTTCGGGTTCTTCATCGCCTGCTTAGCAACGAAGCGCTTCAACCGCTCAGTCTTACCCGAACGGCGCCCAGCTGGCACAATGGGAAAGCGGACGCCGTTCGGGACTGCATCAAGGAGCCTGAGCTGCTCAGGATGGTCAATTAGCTTATACCATCGAGCCTGCTGCCGCTTAAGAAGGAGCTCGCTCATGCAGGGGCATTGTTAGCGAAGGTCTCCAAAGCCTCGATGAGCTTGGCAGTTTGGATCTCGTCCTTGCTGCCTTCCTTCTCGATGTAGCCTTGTGCCTCCATATACTTGGTCGTCGCTGACGCTCGCACTGCGGGCGAACCGTTAAGCGCTAGCCAGCGCAGGTTCTCCAGCATCGCCCGCTTGTCTTCTTCGGGGTCCGGAATCGCAGAGCGAGTCATGTGATCGATCTTGCGCAGAACGTAGCCGTCGCTCATGAAGATCTTGGCCTGGTCGATCGCAAACGCCGCAAGGAAGCCCATCCGGATGCACGCACGGTAGGCGTCAAAATCCTTCACGTATTCGTTCACAAAGAAGTCGCGCACAGCGATCTCACGCTCGGTGAGCGGCTGCTCGGTGCGCTGAGGATCGAGACTAGGATCGAGTGCCATAATCGGTGGGCCTTCCCCGAAGTGAACTACTGTTCGACTGTGAGCATACAGTTACGAATCGGTCTTTGCAAGCAGCTTCGTTATCTCCTAATTACGATGCGTCATAATGTGGATATCCGTGTTCCTCTGGAGAGCGGCAGTATTCTCTCTAAGCGCTCGAGTTTTATCTTCAAGCGCTGCTGTGTTTTCTTTTAGCTGCTGGCTTAACATGTGAATACTTGCGTTTTCAATTAACGACGCGCCAACGATCGAAGTGATTTCAGATTTGCCTTCTTCTACCTTTTTCTTTCCTTTTTGCGCCCCTTTTAATGTTAGATATAAAGTTCCTGCGAGAGTAGCAATAGCTGCGGCGACAGTTTGCCAATCCACACTAGCCAGCGGTGATACTACGGACATTGGCTCCTGCCCTTTGTGATTGATCAGGAGTTGGGAAAGGCTGCATCTTTTTGATACGACGCTGAGTCTCAGCTTCGATAAAATCCGTTGCAGAACGATAAGCTGAATACATATCCGCAAGAATATGCCAGCCATAAATAATAACGCCAGTGTTCCAATGATTACTGCTGGCAAAAGCAGCAGTAATGCTAAACCACATGAATATGCTAATCATTGTGGTTAACCATCTTACCGCAGGCGTGCGATACCATAAGCCATTCACGAATAAAGCACAAAGGCGAATAGTTCCTGCCAGTAACGCAACTAATCCCCAAACGTGCTGCGGAGCGAAATCCAATAACGCATGAGCAGGAGCAGAGTTAGCAAAAACTCCCGGAACTGCTGTAACGAACAATCCCCAGGAAGCCATGGCTCCTGCGCTCCACCATTCAATTGCTCTTAGCTGGAAGTGGCGCCTCATCTCCACAATAATCATCTCGTTTTCCACTCTTTTTGCCTCGTTTGTCTACTGAGATTTTGCAAGCTCAGCTTCGTAAGTCCGGCGCCACTGCATATTCGTTTGGCAAGTAAATAGCTTGCCTTCGATACGCATAATATAAGCGGCAATGACACCTTCGCGATTGCGAACTGAGGCGATATATTTTGTATGCTCATCCCGGGCTTGATTGACAGTGACCACACTAGCCCAGTCGATAACATGCTCGGCCGGGACGGCAGGACGTTCACCTGCCGCTTCGCATACCAGCCGCTCCGGTGGAGTCGGCAGATGTTCCACAACCTTGTCGGGCCCGCAGCTACTCAGTAGCGAACAGGACATCGAAAGGGCTGCTACCAGTAGCAATCGCTTCATCTACTTTCTCCTTTTCAGCTTCAACTTCTGCAAAATGGTCTAGCTGCTGAGCCAGTGCTTCGGTGTCAGCTACACCTCCGGCCGCAGCTGATTCAGCAAGCAACTTTTCGTGAGCGATCTTCCACGCCATGTTCGTTTCGATTTTACCGGCGTCATAACGGCTGTCACCATAAGCGTCGAGCATAAAATAAAACGCGAGTAGAATTATTACCGGAATTCCGATATAGGCAAACAGCTTGGCGACCTTTTCGGTCAAACCAAACCCTGTCAGAAAAGAAATCATCCTGCGTCCTCCAATGTTGGTTCTTCGCTCGTTCCGCGTCTACGGCGTCGGCGTGTTCGTGTTTGATTAGGCGTCGGTGGTTCAACTGGCAGAGGGTTGTCGGGAATGTCTTCGCCAGAACCAAACGACACTTCTTTGTCCCCAACCTTGGCGCGGAAGTAATCAGCTCCGAATACAATCAGTCCCATGATAACAGCGAACCATGCAATCAGACCCGAGTTGAACCGCATTTGCTCTTGGATCAGATCAAAGTAGGCGCGGAAGGTGTCCCCCTTCTCCACAGCGCTCTTGGCCACATACGTCAATGCGACATTCTGGAAAGACAGGGTAATCATCCCGCCAAGCATCGCAAGTGAGAACAGCGCCTTGATCTGTCGCGACGACAGATTCACCAGCAGGCGAAACGCATTTGTGATTGCGCGGAATGGCGTCCCTAGCCACGTGAAGAAGGCGCTGACCTTGCTCATGCTTCGTTACTTGATATCGTGCCGCGCGGCAGCGTAGGAAGAAGCATTTGCCCACGCGGAACCAGCGGGGCTCCTGCCGGCCAACGGATTGCATCAACATCCACCTTTCGGATATCCATGATCGTGACAGCGTTACCTTGGTTCCCGCCAAGAGCTTTGTAGTAGATCTTGTCTTCGGTCTGGCCAACAATGAAAAAGACGTGGTTCCCGCCCTTGCGCGCCTTCACGCCGATAGCGCCAAGCTGCGCGGGGCACGCCGTTCCATACGTCTTGAAAGAAGAAGCGCGAGGAAACATCTTCGGATAGGTCAAACCTGCCTCGTTGAGGCACCATGCAACAAACCCTCCGCACCAAGGCGTCTCGTCGTCGTTGAACCAAGAGGCTCCGAGCCGCTGCCAGAAGCCAACGATCCACGGATTGTTCCGCGAGCCAGGGATCTCCCTCTCACCAAGCTTTGATCGCGCCGCAACAATCCAGGCAGGTTCAGGTGCCCCGCTGAGTGCCGGTGAAGAACGCGCTCGAGCGTCCCATTGGGAAGCCAGCTGATTGATTAGTGGCACATCTTCGCGCTTTAATTTACCGCCTGGCGCAATCGGGCGAAGAGCAACAGCAATATCATTGGCAGTAGTTGTCATAACATGCTCGCTATTTAGGGCGTGATAAATTACACTACCGATCAAGGATTAGCATGATAACGAGAACGTCCACAAGTGACTAAAGTTAATTTACACGGTATGGGCCGCTGTGGGCCGCTACAGCAGCGCAAAGCGCTAAGGGGTGGCTAGGGTGGCGAACCGCGTTGCAGCGCTACCAGCGGGGCGGCTGC